GTTAAATGCTACTTTGCCTAATAATGCGTTAGCTGAAAATGAAACTCCTATAGCTAAAAATTTACACTTTGATAAACAGTTACTAAAAGTTGATACAGGATATGCTAAATTTGGTGGAGTTATTAGAGGTAATCCAAGACTTGATTTTCAATTTTATAAGACTGATGGTACAAGTGAGCTGTTACTTGTAACTGATAGTACACTTTATGCCTACCTATCCGATGAATGGCAATATGTATCTGATGGTGATATAACAGCTATTACCTCAAACGCTGAGGTTTCCGGACAGACAGTTATTGAGACTAGTAATACTACCAATTTTGTGGTAGCGGATTATATTGGTATTAGCTTATCTGACGGTACACAGCATAGAACAACTATCGCTAGTATAGCTACTGGTGTTAGTATAACTATTGACGATGCTATACCAGCTGATTATAGTACAGATACAGGTGCTGTTATTGTACGAGCTCTTGTATTCTCTGGAACACTTGATATTCAAGTATCGGCAGTTGTATTACCTTCTCATAACTGGCTTGTATTCACTAATGGTGTAGATAATCCACAAAGGTATGACGGTTTAGATTGTATTGATGTTCCTAACCTACCTAGCTCTGGTAATACTCAATGTCGGTTAGTTGGATTATTTAATAACCATCTTGTATTAGCTCATACTACAGAGGGTGGTACAAGATATCCGCAGAGAGTAAGACGTGCAAATACTGGCGATCCTACCGATTGGACAACAGGTAATGCTGGATATAATGATCTATATGATAATGAGGATTGGATAGTTGCACTTGCTTATCTCGGACCTTATATGATGTTATATCGAGAGCGTTCAATTGTTCGTACTGAGTATGTAGGTACTACAGATCTTTTATTTAATTTTGAAACTGTTATAACCGGTGAGGGTGCGCTTTCACAGGATTCTGTTATTGACTTAGGTGACTATCATATATTTATCGGTAATGCTAATGTATATGAATATAGAGGTGGTTTCGATTTTAAACCTATTGGGGATAAAATCTATTATAGTATATTCGGAGTTAATGGTGAGTTAGAGGCAACATATAAGCAGAGAGTATTTGGATTCTATGTCGAGGAACTTGATGAGGTGTGGATATTCTATCCACCAGCAGGACAAACTAAACCTACTAAATGCTTAAGATATTTACAAGAGAATGAGTCATGGATGCATAGAGAGTTTAATCATGATATATCTGGATTTGGTTTATATCAAAGTACAAATGATAAAACTTGGGATGATTTAGTAGGTAATTGGACTCAACAAACTTGGACATGGGATTCAAGGGCAGTTACTGCAAATGCTCCAACTACTCATTTATGTAGTTCAGATAATTTACAACTATATGAGTATGATTATCTTCAAGTAACAGATGATGGTGTTGTTATACCTTATGAATTTGAAACTAAAGATTTTGGTAATCCAAGGTTTATGACAAGGTTTGATCTATTTGAATTTCGTATGCTTGGAGTTGATGTACTTATTGAGTATAGTTTAGATGAAGGTAGTACATTCAATACTCTTGGAACTGTTAATAGTTCTAAGATAGAAAAGAACTTATTTAATAAACAGTTTGTTACGCAATTTATAAGGTTTAGATTTTCTGGTAGTGATGCATTCCAAATTCAAAGTATGGGATTTATGTTTATACAAGAGAATGAAATTTAATAAGATTTATTTTTAATAAATAACTGGTGTTCATCCGATGAACAATAGGAGTATATAAAATGGCTAGTAGCTTAAGTGAGTCAATATTAGGTACAGAAAGTTCTGCTGAGTTTCGTACCCTTGATTTAAAAACCGAACAACAGAAAAAAAGTCTTGATGATCTACTTAAGTTATTAAGTGGTGAATTAGAGACAGCTCCAACTACAGGAGAAATTACAGAATTTGAACAACAAGGGCAAGATTTATTATCTCAATTAATGTCTGGCGCTTCAGGGGATTTAGCCTCTGTAAGAGATGCAAGTCAATTCGATCAAGCTGGTATTGATGAATTATTTAGAACTACTATTCGTGATCCACTTGTTGAGGATGTAAGAGAGAATATTATCCCAGAAATATCTGCTCGATTTGGAAGTCAATTCTTTTCAAGTGAGCGCGTAGGGCAAGAAGGTAGAGCGATAGATACTCTTGTTCGTACACTTGCAGGTGAAAAAAATAAACTTGTACAAGGTGAAAGGAATAGACAACTTCAAGCATTAGGTCTTATCCCTCAATTTACTGCTGGTGCGGCGGATGTAGGAAGATCTACTGATGTACAAAGAACAGCGGATACCGAAGCGGATAGAAAAAGAAAAGAACTAATGCAATTATTATTAGGTGGAACCGGACAAGAGACATTTGAGAATATTGGAATAGTTACACCTGGGAAAGAGGGCGGTCTTACTAGTTTCCTTGGTGGTCTTGGTCAAGGTCTTGGAGGTGCCGCTGCTGCTTGTTGGGTGGCAGAAGTATTATATGGTTATAATTCAGATATTACTTATACTATCCGGTCTTATGTACAAAGACATATGGAAGATAATACTACTTTAGGTATATTCTTTAGAAAATATTCTCAAGATGGTAAAATTTGGGCGAAGGGTCTTATACAGGGAATATTACCTTGGAATGATATGAAGTCTATTTGGGATGATCTTTACAGACTAGCCTTAACAGAACAGGAGTAAATCATGGCTACAGTTATATACTTACCTAAGACTCGAGGCATTGGAGAAGCTCTTGGTGGATCCGCTGGAGCTTATGTTGCTAGAAATGTTAAACAAGATGAAGAATTAAAAAGGGCTGAGCAGCTAGGGAATCTATTTGATAGTTTAACTAGTACAGATGCTAGTGGTAAATCTCAACGAAGTGCAGCTAAGAAAGCTATACAAGAAGGGGCTATAACTGACCCTTCTGATCTTATATCCCTCGTCGGACAGCTACGAAAGAATAAATCTACTGGTATGATTAAGATACCAGCGTTTAATACTAAAGGGAATGAAGTACCTTTCGCGTTAACTAAACAAGATCTTGCAACTGGTAGCGGTGAGAAGAAAGCAAATATACTTGGACTAACTCTTACTAATAAAGGTAAGCAAGTAGACTTCTTTGAGGATAGTCCTGCGCAGAAATTTATAGGTGTTGGGTCAGCAACTAAACGACCTGAAGGTAAAATAACTTTAGCTGAATGGAAGAGTAAATATGGTAAGACGAAGACTGCTACCGATAAGGACACTGCCATCGGAGATTACCTTAAAGGCTCAAAGGATAAGTTTGGAAAAGCGTTTCAAAATACTTCGATTAATAGAAAGAGAGCGAGAGAGTTCCTTGATAAGAGGAGCAAAGCTATCGAAGTAATCAATGCAGCGTTTGGTAAGAAGACTGGCGCTGATTGGACTATAGATGATCCACTTAAGAATCAAATGGCTATTATAGCTAAGATGCAAGTTGAAGGATTTATTATGCAAGAAGGGAACTCAGCGGAACAGGCAGGGTCTAACGCTGTACAGTTAGTTAAAGAAGTATTTAAAGATAAGGTAGATGCTGATATACCTGTGCAAGTTGAGGAAGAAAAAGGTGGAGGCTTTGATTTTATTAAAGATCTATTTAAATCTGATGAAACTAAAGCTAACGATGAAATAAGAAAGAGTCCTGATTATATAGGGGACTTTAATGATATAGCTATAGCTGTTCCTGATACTATTACTTCTCCCAGAGAAGCTATGGATTATATTGTAAAAATTTATAAATTATCAAAAGAAGATGCACGTCAATTTATGCTTGATAATGCACCTACAGAATAATGGAGTAAATAATGGCTATTGATTGGTCAAAGATAGACGAGTTAAAAGATGAAGTTGACGGAAGTAAACCTACTCCGAAAGCTGATGAACTTACACCTCCCCCAAAGGATATAGTTCCCACTTCGGAGTCTTCCGTCACCTTCTCACCTGATGATGAACCTAAGTTGCATGCAGCTAAGATTGCTATAGACCAATATCAGAAGTTACTTAAGGGTAGTTCTGATTTTGTTCTTGATACAGTTAAGCATATAGTTACTACTAATCCACTCGACCAGATTGCTGGTGTTAGTGAAGCTGTACTTGAAATGGGTAGTGGATTATTAGGCTCTGCTATGGGAGTAATAGCTGGTGCTGATACTATGCTTACTAATGATGAAGCAAAGAATAAAGCATTGTTACAAGAGAGATACGGCCATGAAGATGCTATTATAAATCTTGATGAACTTACCACAGATACTAAAGCTTACTTAGCAGTATTTAATGAGGTAGCAGAAGCTATTACTTATGAGCCAAGGACTGATACTGGTAAAGCTATATCTGGCTTTGTACAAAGTATATTTCAACAGTTTGGAGAGTGGGGAAAAGATTCAGGTAAATTTGCAATGGATAAAGGTCTTGGCCCTGAGGTTGCTACAGCGTTAGAAACTTTAGTTGCTGGTACTCCTTATATTGTACCTCCTATTCTTGCTAAAGGTAAGATAGCACAAGCAGCTAGACGAAAGAAGTTAGTTCATAGAGAACGGATAGTAGAAAAGATAGAGGAGTTACAAAAGGAAGGTACTCTTGATGTATTACCAGAAACAGAAGCTGTACTAAAAAAGACTGCCGCTGAAGTTGAAATAGTTAAATCTGATATAACTGTTATATCTAGTGAGGGTAATAAAGTTCGTTCTATGTATGATAAGGCAGCAAAAGATATTGAAGCTATTGAGCTTAGAGAAAGAAAGAGTATATTGGCTAAGATTCAAACAGGTGTGTTTGACGTATCATCAGGCGTAAAAGAAAGACTATTCAAACAAGGAGAAGATATTGGAATAGCTGCTGCTATGCGACATGACCTTATTGCAGGTGCTACTCCTCGTGCTCAACTTCGCTTTCAACGCTGGGAAGATAAGATATATAATAATATAACTAAGGAAGACTTTGGTACTATCAATGAGATAATTCAGAGTAGGCGTATAATAGAAATTGATACTTTGAAAGGGGAGGGGATTGTTAGGCATCCTAATAATCTTACAAGTAAAGATCATTCTAATTTTCTTATAGCATTGAATACTAAGATAGGTTCTAAAAAGTTTAATGAACTTTGGAATCGTACAGATGAATACTTCCGTGCTACTAATGAGGTACTTGTAGACCTTTATACAGAAGGTCTTATTAGTAAAGAAGCCTTTACTAGTATGAAAGGTCTTGTATATGAACCAAGGAAATTCTTGGCCAAGATGGATCCTTCTCGTCCACAAAAGTTAGGTAATCAAACTATCAACGTGCATGACTCTGGACTGCATGATTTAAGCAGGGGTGCAATAAAATCTCTTGAGAATGATTCACGTGCACTACTGTCAGAATATATAGTTCGTGCTGAGAACAGAATAGCAAGGAATAAAGCTAACAGAACACTTCGTACCTTTGCTGAGTTATACCCAGAGAATGGTTGGGTGAAAGCTGTTAAAGTTAAGAAGCATACAGAGAAAGGTAAAGCTAAAAAGGTTACTATTCCAGAAGGTCAAGTTAGAATTGACAGCGTTATAGATGGTAAAGTACAACCTATGTTAATGGATAAGCATATGGCTGAACAGTGGATAACTCAAAGTCCACAAGTTACAGCTAACATGGCTAACCTTATGAGAATTACATCAGGGAGCATTATTGTTCGACCACTTGCGACTGGTTATAATCCAGGATTTGCCCTTGTAAACTTTCCAAGAGATATATCTCATGCTTATCTTGCTAGTTCTGAGTTCTCTGTACATCTTCCAAAGTTCGGTATACAGATGACTAGAGACCTTGCTGCTACAGCAAAGGATGCTTGGACGAAGAAAGGAAGATTTGAAGATTTCATAAATGAAGGTGGTGGTATGAACTTCTTAACTCACCAAGGAACAGAGACCTTTGTTACTAAAGGAGTAGGCCCGAAGATAACTCCAAAGTGGCGGCATGTTAAGGAGAGTATGAGTAAGTTAAATGAGTTCTCTGAGATATGGACAAG